TAAAAGCTTGTCCAAACTCAAGGTTATCAACATTGAAGTAGTTAAGGATTACTGCGTTAGCTCTTGCTACAATTGATGATTTGTCTTTCTTAAATCGTCTATCTAACTTGATAGTGATGTTAATGTCTAAAGATCTAATTAAGCCATCAACTATTACAGGGTCGTCCGTAATCATCTTTCGAGCGTCAATAGCTTCAAGCAATTGTCTCTTATACTCCTGAGTGGCTTGCCTTAATTGACGGTCACTAGCCTTCTCCAAAACAAAAACATCAATGTTGTTAGCAGAAGAGAACGCCCTACGAACACTAGCGGTAGCTTTGCCGGTCGATCCATAATTGGAGGCGAAGGTATTGGCAAAAGCTTTGTAGTCGCTCAGGGTTACTAATCTATTTTGTGATCTAAACTTAAGAGGACCGTAGCGTTTCACCTTAGCGATACTTTCAGCTTCGGAGCCTCCAGTTGCTTGTGAAGTGTTCTCAACAGATAGGTCAACCGGCTCGTCGCCGCCTCCTGTAAGTTTAGCCTTACCAGATAACTGTGCATTTATAAAGCTTTCAGCCACGTTGCCTCTGCTGCCGCCGCCAACTCGATAAGTGACTGTATATCTATCTCCAACTGAAGGAGCCCGACCCAAGGTATCATCACCAAAAACAATAGTGGCCGCAAAGTTGTCGTTAGTAACTACCTGGAATACTTTATCCTCAGCGCCAGATGCGAAATAGATGTTATCCTCCTCAAGATAGACTCCATTCGTAGCCTCGTTCCCCTCGATGAAAACTTGAGCACTCTTCTCAATGTAGGGAGCCTGAGAGAGTCTGACGGATTTGATAGAGTTAGGGCTAGTGAAGGTTCCGGTTTCAACCACAAAAGAACCTTCCAAAAGGATCGCGCTGGTTACTTCAGGGTTTGTGGTAGACTCAAAAGAAAAATCTAAAGAATCAGTGTTGCTGGTTAAATCAATGCTACCGTTTGAGTTTACCTTATAGATTGTGTAACTTAAGGAACCACCATCCTGAGGTGAGGTGATTGTTATAGTTCTTTGGCTCCTGTCTAATGTAAGTCCACTACACGGTGCGGTAGGGGTAAACGTGAGAGAAGCATTCGCAGCGGCTGCGATTGGGCCTTTCATTCTAATGCCAATCAACTCCATAAGCTTCTTGACGCTGCCGCGCTCCCTTGCAGTTCTTAAGAAGTTCTCGTTTGCTAAATAGTCTGCCTTGTGAGATTGGATATGACCTATCGCAGCCATAAGCTCGACTAATAAAATGCCAAAGTCCGACTCATCAAAGTTGTTGTAGTCTAAGGGAAAATTAGCCTTTACGTAGTTTATCAGGGTTTGACGAAGGCTAGCAAAGTCAGAAGCCGTGAAATCTATAAACCTTTCCTTGCTTTCAAACTCCGAAGGTATAAACTTTAAAAAATCAGACTTTACTGTCCCATCAAATACCATTAGATTCTAACCTCTACATTAAAATTCACAGACTCTGTGTCCTTAAGGCTTAGGAAAAGCTTTACCATTAGATTGCCACTTCTAGTTTCAAAAACTTGAAGTTTGTCTATTTGAATAACTCTTAGATATTTACGGATCGATGTCTCTAACTCGTCTCTTATTAATTTAAAAGTAGTCTGATCCAAAGGCTCCATCAAATATTTTTGGAGATCTGCTCCGTAATCTGGGAGCATAAATCTCTCCCCTCGACTAGTCCTTATAAAGGACTTTATCATATTCTTAATTAAATTTAATCCACTGGCTTTAGAAAAGTAGCCGTTACCCGCAGTGCTAGTGAGAGGGTAGTTGAACCCTTTGATAAAGGGATCTTTTAGAGTAACCTCTTTGAGAGCCTTATCAGGAATCGTCTTTCCAAAGATTTTAGTTTCGTCGGGAAGTGTCATGGCTACAATTTAATATTCTTAAAGAAGTTTTTAGTTGCGTTATAGTTATTTAGTATTTCCGCAGAGTTGAGTGGTTTTGAGTAGAATCTAGTGCATCCCAGATAACCCTTCAGTCCACTCACCTTGCCTCCATACGTACCGCCCATGAAGTTACCCTCAGTTATACCGTCTGTGTAGCCTCCGCCAAGAATCCAGGGTGTAAAGTAATCATCCAGTTTCGGCCCGTATTTGTACGCCTCCAACGCGCTAGTAGGGAGGTTGGTGGTAGTATACTCAAACGCATTTTCTGGAGGTATAGAAGGAATTCTAGGAGTCTCCTTACGGGAGTTTACGCCGAACACATCAACATAACTAGAGGTTACGAGGTTAGTTCCATCCAGGTAAACCTTGATTTCATCCTTCACAGGATTCAACGTGATTGAAAGTTGGCAGAATGAACTTGCACAGGCTGATAGGCTGATATCGTTGTAAGTGCTAGAGGCAGGGATAACTAATCCCTTCCAAGAAGAAGCAGAGTTACAAGAGTTCTCTGTCAGCTTATTGGATAAGAAACCTACTGAATTACTGTCAAAGGATTGTGTCGGAGCTAAGACTAAGGCAACATCCTCCACAGGATTATCAGCCTCCAAGTTGCTAGGCACTTCTTCCAGAGTAAATCTCCTGTCCCGCGTAAAGCCAAGAATCATACCTCGCGTAACAGCAGCGCCGTTATCTTGAGACATATTCAGAATATCTGACTGCCCTGTAACAGCCGGATCTAAGCCGGTGTTCTCATTCGCTAATATGAGTCTGTATAATCCAGAAACATCTGAGTTTTTATTGAATGTATCAGTAGACGAGAGGTCTGGAGTATACAGCCAAGTTTCAAACGTAACTCCATTACGCTTATACAGGAAGTCTTGGAAAGGTGGTAGTGGGGGAAGCTTGGCGTAGGTCCCGGCAGTTGAAATGCCACCAGACTCATCTGGAATACCTACACCCTTTAAGTGGGCTATACCTAAGCCCTTATCTAAAATTTCCCTAGTATCACCTACTATCTGTGCATTATAAGAAGTTCCAGATGAAGTGCTATTCCTGAGTTTGTAGTCGATGCTGGAGGGCTGACTAGACTCTAAGGTCAGGTAGTTGTATAGGCCAAACAAGCCATCCTCTACCAGGGTTGGGACAGCAGCAATCGATGCCGACGTAGAAGCAGAGGCAGCAGCACTATCAATAATGACTCCATCGGGAATGTTATTAACTAAGAGGTGGCTAAGGGTAATGCCGTCATCTCTTTTTATTACTTCTGAGAATTTAGTCTCAACAGGGAGAACGATACCTTTGACCTCGTCTTGACGTATAACAATGCTCCTCTGTCTCTCCAAATCCATGGAGTAGTTAATTCCTGCTAAGTAGGAGAAGTCATTAATCGGAACTTCCCCAGGTGCATATAATACGCCCTTACCGTAAATGCTAGGCATTTTAACAGCAAGTTCAATCTGCTTCTTCCTACGGTTTAACTGACTCATGAACCTGGAAGATTCAGAAATCATAACTTGCTTGAGGTTATCAATAATCGCCTGAGATGATCCCGCATCAGTATGCTCTTGGATTTCAGCAGAAACGTCATATACCTTCCTATTACGCTGACCTAAGATGTTAACAACAGTATTATCCTTGTCGTAATACTCTTGCATGAAAGGAGAGTCATCAATAACATTAGGGTCGAAGATGGTATCAAAGTAGTCGTCAAGATCATCTAACGTCTCCGGTGCGCCTCTACCTCCTAGACTAGGATCGAACTCAAGTTTCCAATCCAGCGTTGGGTCTCTCTCGCCTTCCCGAGTGTTTAATTCCAGTAATGCAGGAGCGGTTCCGCTAGTTTGAGAGTCGTAGTATAAACCATCAACTGACAATAAGAATTGACCAGACTTAGATTCGGGGGGACCTGCGTTTAATCTAAACACAGTCCCTCCATCTTCTTCAGCAGGAAGCTCACTGAATCTAGGTTCTAAGTCAGGGTTAAGAATTCTTTCAGATACGATTGAATTAATATCTTCAATCATTGAATCAGCATCTTCAATAAACTTTTTTGCATTAGCCGCTTGTTCAATTTGAGGACCATACTCATCTACAAGTTTACTTTGAAATCCAGATGGATCCGAGGCTGCATCGGCGGCTCGTTTGTTGCCAGACTCTCCGCCATTCCCTTCGAGATATTCTCCAAAGCTACTGACGCATTCCGTCAACTCCTCGATGCTCCCACTGGCCGCTAAAACATTAGAGTACAGTTCGCTACCAAAAGCAATTGCCTGTTGAGCAGCGCCGACCCAACTGCCAATAGCGCCCGCGAGAGATCCACTATCCTGCCCATACTGAGAAGCATCAGAGATAAATCTAAAAACTCCCTCATCAGTGTCGAACTCGATAATGCCAGTAAGGTTTCTCAACTTTTGAGAAAGAGCTTTTGTTACAGCGTCTGCGGCATTTCTACCAATCGAAACGTCAGTCCTAATACCGCCTAAAACATCCGTAGGTAACAGGCTAAGTAAATCCCTGCCTAAATTCATTACGCAGGTCGGAACCCCGTACTGAACATCTAGGGCTCCTAAGATATCTTGGCCACCCCCAATTGAAGTGGCAAAACTTTGTAAATCGAACTTAGCCATTAGTCACCGTAATCATTAAGTAAAGGATCAAGTATATCAGCAGGAGCAGCAGCAGTAGAATTACCAGAATTCAAGTGGACTTGAGAACCATCCACAGCGACTTGCCCTCCACTAGATATAGAGGACTGACTAGAAGAACTCGATTTAAACTGACCCCCAGCAGTAATGTCTACATCTTCAGCAGCTTCAATCCTAATAGCACCGTTGGATCTAAGGTCTATACCTTCCTCGCCCTCCATGCTAATTTTACCGTTAGTCTTTAAAATAATATCGCTCAGATCAGTTCCGTCTCGCTTCACTATTTGAATCTGAGCATCATTAGTTGTGATGAATACTCTGCCGTCTTCTGCATTAGAGGCGAGAGATACATCTCCGTTTGAGCTTCTTAGGTAAATACCGCCCCATCTCTTAGGAGGTTGTCCAGTCTGTCCGTTAGGCCAAGTGCTTTCATCAGGAGTCTGGCCCATCTTACCTGTAGAGTTATTTTCAATCGTTAGGTCAGTTCCCTCTACAACTCGTATATCCATATGAGATTGCATACAAGTGTAGTTCTGAGGCCCGCTAGACTTCACTTGAATCATCTGAGCAGGAAACACCTTGCTGGAATCTCCACTAATTATAATCCCATCTTTGTGTTGATTCTTTATGGATATGGCATCGACTTGAGGAGAATCGTCGATACTCAATCTCTTATTGAGAGGAGTCTTAAGGACAACAGAATCAATTATTCTAGGGGCTAAAGGAGTTTCTCCATAAGAAGTATACTCACTCGTAATACAAAGACCCGATCCTTTTTGGTTCTGATAAGTGACTTTCACCGGCTTGTTGTATACGCTGTATGCATTTCTATCTGATACCTCAGAAAAGTTCGGGACCAGATTGGCGTTTATGTCGGGAAGCCTAGCATCAATAATCGTTGACTGGTAA